GGTTACTTTTAATGAGTGCAGATGACCCGTAACCATTGACATACCGCCTTTAAGCACATTGTTATATACTGCATGAATACCATTATGCCAACGGTGCTTGACCATCGTATTGTTATTAATTCTGACTGACCAGCTATAAGACCAACCATATAGGTGATCTGCAAGGCACATTCCTTTTACACCCTCATATTGGGGTAAAACATTAGATAACTTACCATCAAAACGCAAATCGTGATTACCTATGGTGCGATGCAATATGCAACCTGGTGGGCGTACCGCTTCAATATCACCTAATCTTGCTTGGACTTCTTCTAATTCTTCTTGAACTGTTGGATATTTTTGAAAACCTATTCTGTTGTGTTGGCTAACTTGGGCAAAATCAAATATATCGCCATTCAAAATCACCATGCTTGGCTTTAGTTCTTTAACAAAATGAACAAAAGCTTTGTGAGCCGTAGATACATAGTTGGGGTTATAGTGGCAATCAGAACCAACTAAAACAATGCCATTTTTTAATTCATATTGTGCTTCAACCCTATTTTCGGGCATTATAAATTTTGGAACGCCTTTGCTGTTATAAGCTTCTAAAGAAATATCATATTTAGCTTCTAAACGCCTTCTACGTTTTGCTATATTCCTGACGCTGACGCCTAATATATCTGATAAAATTTTAGGTGAACAATGTTCTTTAAATAACCTTATAAATTCTTCGTCACTAGATTTAGTCTTTGGCATAAATAAACTTTATAATGATGATGTTGGCTAATACTAATTCATTTTAAAGATAAATCAATGACATACGCACGAATTGATACAAATCACAAAGAAATAGTCAAAGCATTACGGGATGTTGGAGCCACGGTAGTATCTTTAGCATCAATGAAACATGGATGCCCTGATTTATTGGTAGGTTTTAATAATGAAACATTATTGATGGAAATCAAAAAAGACAGTAAATCCCGTTTTACCCCCGACCAGCTAGACTTTATTGCAAAGTGGAAAGGTGGCGCAATTAGTCGTGTAGATAGCGTAGATGCCGCAATCAGAGCATTGGGCATTACTAGAAAAGTCTTATAAAATAATTGACATAGTAGTAAAATAGACGAAAATGTAGTTTGTATTACCCCATCACATAGGAGAACTAATCATGGGCAAAATGGATTCAATGAAGGGCGTACCTTCAACAACTGGTGCAACTTCCCCAAAAGGCGTTGATGCTTCTGATTCTAGCGGCGAACGTATGGGTAAAATTGTTGGCGGTGTAGCGATGGGCAAAGAAGATATGACTGGCCCTGACAACCAATTTAATACTGGCCGTACTGCTGGTGTGTGCTATACACACACACGTGATGCTTACAAAGCTGAAGATAAAGACGATTAATTATGCCTTTCACCGCTGATTTAAACCCAAAAAATAGCAAATCTACGGATTTGTTGGATTTAATGAAGATGGAAGATTATTTTGGCCGCAAACCGACTAAGTTACCGGCTAAAGTAAATAACATGGTTAAAAGTAGTCCTGATGATGTTGGAACACCATTTAGGTTCAACAGTAATCAAAACGCTAACGATACAACTGGATAAAGCGAAAAGCCCTAGCACGTGAAGGTAAACTAGGGCCTTTCTAACCAATACAACCAATCGGAGTAGTTGCAATGGCTGATACAGATTTTATATTAAAACCCCTGGGGGACAAAATAGTTGTTCGCCCGGATAAGCGCGTTTTAAGCAATATTATTATTGTGGACAACAAAGAAGTAGACAATATGGGTACGGTAGTAGCCGTAGGCCCAGGTAAAAAGATTAATGGCCGCCGACAAGCTATGCCAGTAGAAGTAGGTCAATATGTTAGATTTGGCACTATGGGTAGCGATGAATACCTAAAATATCAAGAATACTTTACTAACAATGAACGTTATCTTATTATGAGTTGGGCTGATATTTGTTTTATTACTGATCGGGAGCAAGCATGAAAGAAATTGAAGTTTATGATTCGCAAGACACGTTAATTGAAAAAATCATGGCCCATTTTGGCTGGTACAAGGTTAAAAAAGTTGAATTACCAATTGAAAACCTTGAAATTAACCATATATTTACTATAAAAGATTTAAAAGAAAAATTGCCTGAAATCCCAGTAAAACGCCCACAAGTTAAAAAAGCTACTACTAGAGGAAAAGCAAATGCCAAGTAAACCTGGTTTGTATGCCAATATCCATAAAAAGCAAGAACGTATCGAGCGCGAAAAAGCCGCTGGTGGCAAAATAGAGCATATGCGTAAACCAGGCAGTAAAGGCGCACCAACTGCCAAAGCGTTTAAAGAATCTGCTAAAACAGCCAAAAAAGGATAAATCATGCCATTAAAGAAAAGCACAAGTAAAGAAGCGTTTAAATCCAATGTAAAAGCTGAACTAGCCGCTGGTAAAAAATTAAGCCAAGCAGTAGCAATTGCATACAGCGAAAAAAGAGAAGCGGCAAAGAAATCAACAACGAAAGGAAAGAAATGATTATTAATTTTGGCGATTTAACTATTCAAGAAGCCCAATTAGTATTAACTGGTTTAAAAAAGCTTCCTATGGATATGGTAGAAACATTACACAATCGATTAGTTGCTATGGCTAATGAACAATTTTTAGCCCAACAACCTAAGGTAAACCCTGACGATATTACAATCGTTAAAAAGGCTGATGAATCAGCGGAAGCAGAGTAAAGAAGGCTTTACAAATCATGAATTTACCAGTTGAAACAACCATAGACAAAGGCGGCGCCCCAATAGGCAATGACAATGCCAAGAAGGGCAAGTTGTTTTATGAGCAATTGCGTAAAGTATTGGTGCAAAATGATCAACTTAAACTACGTCAGGTAAGTGAAAAGCTAGTTGATGCCGCTATTGAGGGTGAACCTTGGGCAGTTAAAGAAGTCATTGATAGAATGGATGGTAAAGCAGTAGCCATTCAAGAACTACAAGGCCCTGGTGGTTTGGAACTAAAAACTGGTTTCACAATAGTATTTGAAGAACCTAATGGCAACACTTCAGGAAGCTAAAGCTAAAGCACGGTTCCCGGCAAAGCTTAAATGTTTATTTGAACCAGCTAAATCACGTTATCGAATTCTTTATGGTGGCCGTGGTGGTAGTAAATCATGGAATATAGCTAGGGCATTGCTATTAAAGGGATGTGAACAACCTACTAGGGTTCTATGCGCCCGTGAATTTCAAACCAGTATTAAGGATTCAGTTCATAAGCTACTGGTTGACCAAATCCACAATTTAGAATTAGATGCTCATTATGAAGTAACAGACCGCACCATTCGGGGCATTAATGGTACTGAATTTATATTTGTAGGCATTAAAAACAATACCAATAACGTAAAATCTATTGAAGGCATAGATATTTGCTGGGTAGAGGAAGCCCAATCGGTCAGCCCAAATTCGTGGAACGTTTTGGTTCCTACAATAAGAAAAGCCGATTCTGAAATATGGGTAAGCTTTAACCCTGAACTGCCCACCGATGAAACCTGGAAGCGGTTCGTTATGAATCCGCCCGAAAACGCAGTAGTTCAAAAGATTAATTGGTCAGATAATCCCTGGTTTCCTGAAGTATTAGATTTAGAGCGCCGCGCCCTACAAGGTAGGGATATGGAAGCATATAACAACGTATGGGAAGGAATTCCTCGTCATACGGTAGATGGTGCCATCTTTGCTAAAGAAGTCACTATGGCTGAATTAGAAGGCCGTATTTGCAATGTGCCATACGATGCTACTAAGCCAGTTCATGCCGTGTTTGACCTTGGATGGGCAGATTCAACAGCTATATGGTTCTTGCAATTTATTGGCCAAGAAACCAGGCTAATACGTTATTTAGAAGATAGCCAGCAAACGATGAGTTATTACATGGCCAAGCTTCAATCGTTTGGTTACGTTTACGACACGATATGGTTGCCGCATGATGCCAAAGCTAAATCATTAGGTACCGGCAAATCCATTGAAGAAATCGTTAGGGCTACTGGCATGAAGGTACAAATCCTTGGCCGTGTGCCCGTTGCAGACAGTATTAATGCCACTAGAACCATCATCAATAAATGCTATTATGATAGGCAAAATACTGAAGAAGGCTTACAATGCCTTAGAAGATACCGCTATGACGTTGACCCTGACACGAAAATGTTTAGTGCCAAGCCACTACACGATGAATATTCGCACGGGGC